TCTAGAAACAATGCGTTATTTAATATTGCTGTTTACTACAAACAAGCACACCCTGATAGTTGGGAAGATAAAATTGTAGAAGCTAATTTAAAATATATGGACCCGAAGTTAAGTAATAGTGAGGTTCAACAATTAATAAAATCTGTAAATAGAAAAGGCTACGACAAGTATAGATGTAAAGACGCACCAATCAATGCGGTTTGTCAATCGGGTCTATGTAGAACAAAACGTTTTGGTGTGGGCTTTGGTGAAGAAGAGATGCCAATGTTAGGTAACTTAACTAAATACAAATCAACTCCACCACAATGGTTTTTAGATGTGGATGGAACGCGGATCGAATTAAAAACAGAACAACTGTATAGCTCACCTTTGTTTGCACTAGCATGTCTTGATCAAGCTAATTTAATTGTGCCTGTACACAAAGGCAAAGATTGGAAACAATATTTTTTAAAACCTATGATGCAAAATTTACAAGAAGTAGAACCACTAGAGTCTTTAAATCCAACAAATCAATTAACTGGGTTACTACAAGACTGGACTACAAACAGACAATCAGCAAGAACAATGGATGATGTATTTAACAAACTACCTTTTACAGATGAGAATAAAGAATTTACATATTTTAGAATGGATGACTTCTACGCATTTCTTAAAAAGAACAACTGGGAAATGGACAAAATTAAAACAGGTAATCTTTTAAAAAGATTAGATGATACTTTTGTGTCAGAAGAAAGAGTAAGAATCAAGAAACAACAACCAAGACTAATAAAAATAAAAACTATGAAACAATCAGAGGCATCTGTTTCAAAAGTTGAATACCATAAGGAGGTGTACTAATGGCAGCTAGAATGGAACTGTTAACATTAACAATGTTTACATCATTTTGGATCTACCTACATTTGATAACATGAACAAAATAGGAATCAATTGGAAGTTAAGATACGAGTTAGAGAGAGGACGAAACGAATTGTTAGAAACAAGAATAGATATATTAATCAGGAGGTTGCGTAAATATGAAGACTATAATACTAGGCCCACCCGGGACAGGCAAGACAACAACGTTGTTAAATTTAGTAGATCAGTTCATACAGCAAGGGATAAGACCTAAACAAATAGGATATTTTTCTTTCACACGAAAGGCAGCAAGAGAAGCAGCAACAAGAGCTGCAGAAAAATTTGGTCTTGATGCAGAGAAAGATTTAGAAAATTTTAGAACACTACACTCTTATGCGTTTAGTCGTTTGGCTATGTCAAAAGAAAAAATGATGACAGCAGAAAACTATAGAGAGTTTGGTAAATTAATTGGTATACCTATTAAGACAGGTAAACATTCAGAAGATGATGGCACATTTAATTCAGACAATGAATACTTAACCATTATGAATACAGCTAGAGTTAAACGTATGGACTTATTAGAATACTATGACTCTAGACAAAACATATTAGATATAGAAAGAGATACTTTGTATTTGTTATCTGAAGAATTAAAACGATACAAAAAAGAAAAAGGACTTAAAGATTTTACAGATTTATTAGAAGACTTTATTGCTCAGGAAACTAAACAAAGTTTTGAAGCATTGTTTATTGATGAAGCACAAGATTTATCTTTAATACAATGGGAGATGGTTAGATCTTTGTGGGCTAATGCAAATAAAACTTACATAGCAGGTGATGATGACCAGGCAATATTTAAATGGGCTGGTGCAGACGTGGATCACTTCATAGCTTTGAAAGAGGAAGTTAATGATATTAAAGTATTAGATCAATCATACAGAATACCAGGTGGACCTATACATGAACTATCACAAAAAATAATTAGTAAGGTACAGAACAGATTTAATAAAGATTACAAACCAAGAACAGAACATGGAATACTACGTAGATACTCTGATGTGACACAAGTTAATATGTCAGAAGGTAACTGGTTAGTCTTGTCATCAGCTAATCATTTTCTTGATGATGTAAAAGATTTATGTGAGTTACAAGGTTGGTATTATCAACACAGAGGATCTAACTCTGTTCCATTAAAACTTTTGATAGCTTTAAATAACTGGGAGAAATGGCGTAAAGGAGACATAGCTTTAGGCACAATAGAAATAAAAAATATATATCAATATCTGGGTGATAAAGTTTTAATTGGTTTTAGATCAGGTAAGACTCTGCACTCTGATAAAAAATATTTAATTAGAGATTGTAGAGCTGAACATGGTTTAGTTACCGAGGATGTTTGGTATGAAGCCTTTGATGGTTTAGATACCATCACAGAAAACTACATTCGTAACATGCGGGCGAATGGAGAACAAATAAATAAAAATCCGCGTATCATTATGTCAACAATACATGGAGCAAAAGGAGGAGAAGCCGACAAGGTTTTGCTTATGCAAGATCTGACCAATGCAGCACTAGAAACTTTTAGTCATGACCCTGATGAATTACATAGGTTATTCTATACTGGAGCGACGAGAGCGAAGCGTGAATTGCATGTGTTAGATCCAAAGAACTTTGATCGAGCTTATATATTATGAAGTCATTAAAAAAGCAGATAGGTGGTTCACACTACCAAGATTTTGTCATTCAGCCGGCAGAATTCATTAACAAGAATAGGTTGCTTTTTGCGGAAGCCAACGCTATAAAGTATATATGTAGGCATTCCAAAAAGGGAGGCATACAAGATATAGATAAAGCTATACATTATCTAGAAATGGTAAAGGAGAGAGACTACAAGTGAGAAGAACACAAATGCCCCTATTCACCCCTGAAACAGAGTGGGTAATGCCAGATGAATTAAAAGATCTGCAGGGACACAAAGAAATAGCAATAGATTTAGAGACTAACGACCCAGACCTAAAATCACTTGGATCTGGTAATGTCACTAATAGAGGGCACATTGCTGGCGTTGCGGTGGCCGTAGAGGGCTGGCAAGGCTATTATCCGATACACCATGAGCAAGGTGGTAATATGGACCCAAAACTAGTCTTAAAATGGCTCCAAGACGTTTTAAACCAACAAGATACTACGTTTATATTTCATAATGCTATGTATGATGTGTGCTGGTTAAGGTCAGCAGGACTTACCATAAAAGGACCCATTGTGGACACTATGATAGCTGCATCATTAATTGATGAAAACAGAATGAGTTATCAGTTAAACACACTAGCAAAATATTA